CTGGTACTGCTGCCGAGGACTTAGTTTCTTTGTACGCTGCCAAGAATCCAGACTCTACAACTCAGTTGTTTACTTCTGGTGCATCTAAGATTTACACAGTAGATGGCGTAGGCGCATTGACGCAAGTTAAGACAGGGATGACTACTGGTATTAACGACAAGGTTCGTTTTACTCAGTTTGGTAAGACTGTTATCACAACTAACAATGCTGATGTATTGCAAGCATGGACTCTAGGAACATCTACGTCATTTGCTAATTTAAGTGCTTCTGCACCGATAGCTAAGTTCATTACTGTCGTGCGTGATTTTGTTGTTTGTGCAAATACTTTAGAGACAACTCAACAGCAGTATCGTGTTCGTTGGTCAGCAATTAACGATGAAACAGATTGGGTAGAGAATGTAAACACTCAGTCTGATTATCAGGACATTCCTGATGGTGGACAGATTGTAGGAATCCGTGGTGGTGAGTTTGGTCTAGTGTTTTTAGAAAGAGCCATTAGCCGAATGACTTATGTTGGTACTCCGTTTATATTCCAGTTTGACAATATCTCTCGTAACAAGGGATGTATGGTTGCTGGCTCTATTGCTCAGTACCAAGGAGTTACATTCTTCCTATCGGACGATGGCTTCTATATGTGTGATGGTCAGCAAGTAGTGCCAATTGGAAGTGAGAAGGTTGACCGATTCTTTATTGATGACGCATCAGAATCCGACTAGAACTATGTCTGCTGCTGTTGACCCGATTCGTAAACTTGTTATTTGGAATTATGTAGATACAGGTGGAAATCGTAAACTAATCATTTACAACTTTGCCACAAAGAAGTGGACTTATGCAGACGCAGGAACTGATTACTTATCAGAAGCATCTACTACTGCTGTTACTTTAGAGCAATTGGATAGCATTAGCGCATCTATTGACGCATTGACTACAAGCCTTGACTCACGCCTTTACGTGGGTGGTAAGTATTTCCTTGGCGGTACGCTAGGCGCAAAGGTTTTCACATATACAGGTCAGCCCCTTACAGGCAGAATTGCTACTGGAGACATTGACCTTGGTGGGCCATCCGTAGTCACTTTGGCTCGTCCATTGGTAGATAATGGTTCAGCAACTGTTGCCATAGCTTCTCGCACATTGTTAAGCCAAGACGTTACCTTTGGGACTCCAGTAGCTGCCGACTCAGAGAACAGGGTTTCTTTGCGTAGCGCAGGGCGTTACCATCGTATTCAAGTTGTTCCTACTGGCGCAGATTGGAAGAACGCTGTGGCTGTAGATGTGGATGTGACAGGTCAGGGAGTGCGCTGATGTTTAGAAGCCTACCTGCGTTTGGTGGTGACCAGAGGGCTGTGGCTGAAGTTGTCCGTGGCATCATGGACGGAAAGACCAATAACACAGGGACTCTGACTCTGGCGACAGGTGGCGCAACCACTACCACTTTGACAGACAGAAGGATAGGCCCAGACAGCGTTATCTTGTTTGCGCCAGCGTCTGCTGCTGCTAACGTGGACTATATGCCTTATGGGGCTTTTCAGAGCCTTGTTGACCAAACTATTGCTGCAGCAAATACTGCCTATGCAATGACGATGGACACTACGGACTTTTCCAATGGCATAACTTTATCCAATAGTTCTAGGATGAATGTCAAAAACACAGGCATTTATAATTTTCAATGGTCTGGTCAGTTTGAGAATACCGACTCGCAAGACCATGATGTAAGGGTTTGGATAAAAATCAACGGAACGAACCTTACTGGCTCAACAGGATTCTTTGCTGTACCTAGTAAACATGGCTCAGTTGATGGTCGTGGTTTGGTTGGATGGAATTATTATTTAAGCCTAAATGCAAATGATTACATTGAACTTTGGTGGGAAGCAGATAGTGCATTAGTAAGTCTTCAAGCCTATGCTGCTGGTACAAATTACCCATCTACAGCGTCTTTGATTACTACGATGAACTACATCTCTCCGTCAGCATTGACTAACATCTATGCCAGTTCCCAAGGACAGGGTACGGCTACGATTACGCACTTTGCCAATTCAACTGCAAACAAGACATATCGGTATGCAATTATTGGTTGATTTTAATTATTTATGTATAATAGATTCCGTGGATGACCCATCTTGGAATCCGAACTTTTAGGAGTAAAAGATGGTAACTGAAACCAAATCAACAATTGACCCGACAATCCAACCATATCTAGGTTATGGATTGCAACAGGCACAACGTCTGTATCAGGGCGGTGGCCCACAGTATTATGGTGGCCCTACTTTTGTTAGCCCAACCACTACCACTCAAACAGGTTTACAGGCTTTAGAGGCTCGTGCTTCTTTGGGTAACCCACTACTACAGTCTGCACAGAATCAATTGCAGAACACAGTTTCTGGTGGCTTCTTAGGTGGTAATCCATTCTTTCAAGGTGCTTTCCAACCTGCTGCTCGTGCTGCTGAGACTCAGTTTAAAACAACTCTAGGTGACATTGCATCTAAGTCTAGCCTAGCAGGACGTTATGGCTCTGGTGCTATGGGTTCTTTGCAAGACAGGGCTACTGGTGCATTTGGTCAACAATTGGCTAATACTGCTGGACAACTGGCTTATCAGAACTACGCTGATGAGAGAACAAGACAACAAGCGGCTACTTTAGCTTCTCCTGCAATGGCTTCTGCTGATTACCAAGACATTCAGAATATGTTGCAAGCTGGTCAAATCCGTGAGGGTTACCAAGGTCAGCAACAACAAGCCGATATTGCTAAGTTTAACTTCTTGCAAAACCAGCCACAACAGAACTTGCAGAACTATCTATCGTTGGTATATGGCAATCCATTAGGACGAGTAGCTTCATCTACAACTAGCGGAACTCAAGACACATCTACATTGCAAAATGCTTTGGGTATTGCAGCAACTGCTGGTGGTTTATACAAGAATCTAGGCTCACCTGATTTAAGTTACATAAACCCATTTAGTTCAAGTTTCCTCGGTGGTGGATTTGGCAATGCTAATGCAAATGCGGTTCTTAATCCTTACTTTAATGTAGGCTAATCATGGCTGGACTATTAGACATTTTCGGTACTAGCGGTGCAGACACAATGGGTCTGCTTGGTATGTCACAAGCTGACATTGCTCGTAATCGTGAAGACGCACAAGCACAAGCACTCTACGCATTAGCTGGCAGATTGTTTGCAGGTGGTAACACAGGACAGTCTATTGCTGAAGGTTTGCAACTTGGTCAGAAAGCCTATAAAGGCGGTATGAACGAGGCTATGCAAAACCAACTTCAAAGTTTCCAATTGCAAGAATTGTTGCGTAAACGTAAAGAAGAAGAACTTACAAAGTCACAGCAATTGCAAGCACAACAAGTTTTGGCTAAAGCATATCGTCCTGAGACATTTGCTGAAACGCCATTGACTAATATGTTTGGTCAAGAGATTGCAGGGCCTAACCAACCACAGGCGGCAGGTGGTGGACTTAAAGCTGTTCAGCGTGAATTGATGGGGCTTGGCCCTGCTGGAATGGCTGCATTGACAACTGCTTCAGGCGTAGAAAAAGCATTACGCCCAGAAGGTTACACGCTTAGTAAGGGTCAAGTTCGTTACGAAATTGGTGCTGATGGTAAACCAATGATTGTTGCTGGTGGTCAAAAACCTGCACAAATTGAAGACAACCCATTTGATATTTTTGCCAATGACCCTAATGTTCCTGCTGCTTTGAGGGCAACTGCACAAAGATATAGCAAAAGCTATGCAACTGGTGCTATTGACGATGAAACTGCTGACAAGCGTTTTGCAGAATTGTCTAACAGAATTCAATCATCTGAACAATTCAAACTTGCACAAGCACAAACTGCTGGATTAGCACAAGGTTCTCAAGCAATAGCTAAAATGATGGCTGACTTTAATATTGGTCAGAAACAAGAAAAAGCACAAGAAAAAATTGACACTAAAAATCAAGCTAAACAACAGTTGTCTGATATTGTTGGACAGTTAAAAACAAGCTATGACACACTTCTTGAAGGTGGTGGCATTACTAGCACAACAACTGGTGGTCGTGAAAACATTGGCGCAAAGATGGGAACATCAGCAGTTGGTCAATTTATGGGTAGTGCGCTTGGAACTAAAAACCAAGAGCAGCGTCAAGTAATTGAACAGACTCGTCCTTTGTTGTTGAACTTGATTAAAGAAGCAACAGGAATGTCTGCGTCACAAATGAACTCAAATGCTGAAATGCAAATGTATTTGAAGGCTGCTACAGACCCTAAACTTAGCTACGAGGCTAACATAACGGCTTTGCAAAACTTAGATAAAACATTCGGTCTGGGTCTTTTGAAGGAGACTACTCCTCCTAAAAAGAAACAACAAGCAACATCTAGTGGGTGGTAAACATGGCTGACATGACAGTAACCTTTGATGATGGCAATTCTCATGATTATCGAATTC